CGATCTTCTCAACTTTTGAGATAGTAAAGCTACCAGGTGAATTTAAAATCGCACCATTGATGTGCGTTGACTTCATCAATTGCACCTCTTCTGCCGTCAGCTGCTTGCGGACATGGAAGTAATCGCCTTCGAAGTGCCAGTTACCTTGTGTATCAGGATAGATTGCTGCACCACTTGCCTCTTTCACATAGTTGCCAAACAGGACCGAGGTCATGAATGATATTACAGCCCTGACCACAGAGTCTTTATCTGTCCTGACTATCTTCTGCCAGTCTGAGCTGTCTTTGTGCAGTGTTTTTGCCACTTCTGCAATGTCGGCCAGGGCTGCATTTATCTTCTGAGCATCCAAGGTCAGATAATTTCCGGTCCTGTCGAGCGCTTTTAATACCGACATATTGTCGTGTTGATGACCAAAGGAACCATCACCTTTATAAGCAGACGTTATTTCGCGTGATATCCATGCAAGAATGGCATCTGCTGTCGTAATGTTCCATTTGTCAGCATAAGGACTTTGTACAGGGAAGAGTGCCCCACCACTCAGCGGTAGCCTTTCCAGCTCAACCAAGCGTGGGGCGATGGTAAAAGAGCCTATATCGGGTATTTTGATATCAAGTTTATGGGGCTCAGCTTGTTCTGTTCTTTTGAGATTGAGATAAGGGCGTGCATCGGCATACTTATAAGTAAAGGTATAAGACGAAGGAAGTTCTTTTTCCTGCCAGCTGACCTCGCTTTCCGTGACTACGATGCGTCGTACATGATTTCCGATATAGAGATACTTTCCGAGTGAAGGGAAGAAGTCAAGCAGCCACTTGCGTTCCTGATCAGAAAGAAAACCTGTGTTCTTTTTGAACTCACGCGCTGTATCGACTCGATATTCTTCTGCATCGTTTTCTATCTCTACGATGTTGTGAGTGTGTTTCGCCGTATTCTCCGCATTACCATATGCACGGAATGTATCAATGCCTCCTAATGAGTTCTCGAACAACACCCATTGTTCCTGCTCGTTACGTATATCGGTCGCATAGTAGCGCTGGATATAGGTGAAGCGTGTGCCAGAATTGTCTTCTACCCAAACGTCATAATAAGATGGTAATTTGTTGAGTTTTCCGGCAATTATTCCATATTGCAAGGGTATAGTCCAGCAGGACGCGCTGGAGAGATTTGCCAATGTGAGGTCGTAGGGTTCATATTCGCCGTTGTTGTCGATGTAGGCACGGCATTTCACGACACAGTCTTCCACAGCGTAGTAGGTGAGAAATTCGGGCGTGTAATAGGTGACAGGCTTCATGGTGGGCTGCCAGGTGAGAAAGTTCGCCTTCAGCCAATTTGTCGCTGTATCGGCAAAGCTATCTATTCCTGCCCGCAGGGCCGTGAAAGTACATGATTCAATATTGTTGGACTTATCTTCCGTAATTTCTACGGTGAATATACGTGCGATGTTTTTCTGTCGATAGGGGGTAGTGGAGTCTTGCAGTTGAAAGGAAAGCAAAGGGGTGATGATGTTTTCCATATCCACTTCTATTCGTTTCGCCTTGTTTGGCGTATACGTGTGCTGTACGATTATCTGATTCGAGTCTGCATATTTCAGAACGAATGTAATCTCATTGCTGGTTGAAATGACAAAGTGGTTCATCGCGCCAGTCATGCTTAGCGCATCGGGTTTGAGAAGAATATCCATTTTTTAAAAGATTTAATGCGAAGATAGTGCAATATAATAGAATAGAAAAGGACATCATATCGTCAACCGATATGATGTCATGGCGTTTCGTCATCTTACTTAGGGACACATTCCAACCACACTTCTGTTCGTGTGTATTTCCATTTAGAATGCCTCCAGAAGGAAGCATGACGGGTTTTCTGCGAAGTATACGAGATTTGCTTGCCATAGGGTTTCCCGAGATATTCTGCCGAGGGTATAGGAGGATAAATCGTTGTAAAGGTTCTATTTTTATCAAGTCCAGCGTTCTCGTAGTCGCTGCTGCTTACTTCCGCCTGCTTTTCATGCCCCACCCATTTATAGGGTGTATCCATAGCTTTCAGTTGCTGATTGACCATTGGCGCATTGATTACAGGCTGCATGAGTGCTATGGTGTAGAGTTGGGATTCAACCGGCTCATTTTTTCCACCGAGTGTGAACTTTAGTTTGTTGAAAAAGAAGGCCACGCCCCGAATCATTACTTTTGCATAGGCTGGCAGGTTTTGCTTTTGTGACTGCGATAACAATAGCTTTACTTTCATTTCATGCAGTGAATTGCGCAGGAGAAGGTCGTAATCACGATAGAACTTTTCAAAGATACCGAAGGGACCATTGTAGTAGAGTGCATAATCGAAGATTTGTGGGTGCTCGGCATTGTGTATATCGTAAGCAGATATCGTTCCTTCAGGTCGTTCTTCAGACAGGTAAGAAAAAGCGAGTATCGTTTTCTGTTTGCTTGCTGATTCAGAAGCTGTTTCCTTATCTTCACCTGCAATAATCATTTTTGAATTGTGTGCTATATATGAACCTATGTATAAATGATTACCGAGGTCACATTCAACATCTTCATCATCAACAGTAGCTTTGTAGGTCAATTTTCTAAATTCAGGTATGAGTTCAGGGATCTTCAACTCTTTAGTTTCGAGCTCTCCTCCAGTGTTATAAGCTTGTGAAGCTTCACCAATTTTCGTAATTACTTCGTAATCTCCAGACCAACCTTGTTTATAGAAAGCACCATCAACAGGATTGAAATATGCACCAGGACAAGCCTTTACCATTGCATCTATATCGTCATAGGAATCAGAAATATCGGTATCAAGTTTATCTTCTGCATCGAGTGTAATTCGCTTGTAGTCTTTCTCTGTTTTATAGACTACTATCGGTTCTTGAGTAACACAGGATGTGAGATCATTTTCTGGAAGTGCATTCAGAGTATCACGAAGAAAAATAATGTTTGCGGTGTGCTGACCTTCATCTGAGGTAAACTCACAACAAAACTTCTTTCGAATGACTGTTAAAAAGTCAGCGCAAGTACCGTCAGGAACCAGGTCGGATAGACGTATCTTTCCATTTACAAGTACATCAATAACATTATTGATAACGACCATTTTCGTGAATGGTTCAGTTTGTGTAAAGAAGTTGGATTGTAATGTATAACCAAAGTAGGCAAAGATTCGTTGAAGTAAATAATTAACTCTGATGAATGGTGATATGTAATATCCAGGAGCGAGTGTAATGGGTATCTCGTTTACATACTCTGTACGTTGGATAGCATTATAAAAATCGCAATCGGAATCATTGATATCAGGAAGAAAGGCTGATACTGTAGTATAATTAACATAGCTCATTTTTCCATCTTTCCACATCCATTTTGCTTTTGATTTTAGTCCTGTATCCTTACCATAAGCATTTAGAAATTTATAATTAAAGCCTAAATTAACACCAGAATCATCTGTGAGAAGTACAGGAAAGATCGTGTATTGCTCATTTTTATTATCACGAAGTGAACGACAAAAAGCAATTCCTTGTTCAACAGTATTAACACCAGGGATGAATTCATCTTTGAAGATATCCTTCAGCTTCACTTTCTGTATGCGCGAATAGAAGGAGCCATCGTTGATATAGAAAGCTGTAGAGATGCTCCCCCTGTATTGTGCCGAGAGCACCATCTGTCGACATTGTGCAAAATACTCGCCATCCTGAATAGCTACATCTGCAGCTTCCATCTTGACTCTTCTTCCGAAAGAATCCGGGAAACCGAGGATCCGTCGGTTGCGCTCTGAAGCAGGAAGTTCGAGGGGTGTGGTCTGCTCTCCAAAGTCGTTAAAAAACGGATTAGTGCGTTCGACCTGTATTTGTGTGTCGGGGCGGAGATTATAGTCTTCCCCCTTTTCAAGATTTGTTATTCTCATAAAAGTAAAAAAATATAAAGGGATTATTTGCTTCCGAATCGGCGTGCCTTATCGCGCAACTGCTGCTTCTGTTCAAGTTCGTTTAATGCCACGCTGGCAGGAATACCTTCTGTGGCGAGGCGATCGAGGACATCTGTGAGCCGGCGGATTAACATATCCTTTGATGCGTCGTGATCAGGTGGCTGGATATGTCCATTGCTTCCTGCAGGCGAGACCGCTCCTCCAGCTGCACGCCCCGAGGCTTGCTGAAGGATGAACTTGTTCATGTCAAGGGTGCGAATGGTTCCTGCACGCTGTGCCCGATCGATGATGTCGATGATAGGGGAAATGGTAGGGTTTTCCACGGCAGCATTGGATGCCACCCACTCCTTGCTATGGCCATAGCCTCCCTCACCGACGATGACCGTCGGTTTATCGACGAAACCTCGTCGGTTAGGTTCGTAAGTAGCATGGAAGCGTTTACCGTCTTGCTCGCGTTCAATGTCGATGCTACCTCCAGACTCAAGCCCTGTAGCCACGCGCGCCCCTGATGAGCTGTTCGCAGCAGCCCCTTGCATTGTCATTTTCTTGACCTTGTTGCGTTCGGCCAATGCAGCCGCGAGTTGTGCCGTACCTGTGACGGCCATGAGGGCTGCTGCTGGAATACCTGCTGGGAACCCGAGTTCTGCAAATGTCTTAGCGATAGCCGCAGCAGTAGAAGCTATAATCTGAGATGCCTGGATTGCAAAATTTACATCGGCATATTTCTTCTGTATCTTCAGCTTTTCGTTAGCTTTCTTCTTTTCAAGCTCCGTAGTATCTTTACCAGCGTTCTT